ACCAGTTCATGATGAACCTCTTTCTGTTGTTTGTTTTGTATTGCTCACTTATGTGAACATGACACAACACCATGCAAGGGGTACATGATGTTGTGGTAACTCACACAGAGTTACGCAACTGATATTCAATTATCAGTTATTTTGCTTCAAGCATCTTGAGCAATTGAGCCTTCGTGTACTTCTTCGCTTCACGCTCAGCGTCAAAACGCTTTGGCTTGCTTGTCTTCTTGTCACGCTGACCCTTGCCCTTGTACTTTGCACGCAAGCCCGAAATATCTGCGTAGCCGTACTCTTTGCATAGCGCATTGGTTACAGCATTGACACTGCCTTCATGCTTGATTGCAACAACACATGCTCTTATGTATTGCGCCATTGTGTTAGGTGCAGTAGCAATATCGCCACCACCAACACTCAATGACAATGATGCACGAACATAAGCACTCACATTTCCTTTGAACGCTTTGATGCACTCATCACCAGCACCCAACCAACCAGCGAGAACAGTTGTCTCACCGTTGATAATCTTTGGCTCATGCACCAAAAGAAAATTGGTTTTGATAGTTACTTTTGCTGTTGCTTTTGCTTGGGCTTTCTTTTGTGTTTTCAATGTACTTTCCTTTTGTGTTTGGCGTTGTTCCGCAACGACTCACGGAGTGATTACTCACTAGACGACACAAACTGATACAGCGATATCAGTTTGTATCGGTACTAAGTAATAACTAATTACTAATTAGCACTCGCAAACACACTCACCCTCTGGGCGAACACACTCAAAGCAACCCTTAGCGAGTTCCCTTATGTTCTCATCACTCACAATAAACTTGTGCCTAATCAGCACCAACATTGCACTAACTTCTAGTTCAGTCATTACTGAACCATTATGGAATACGGCGGGCATATCCTCTCTCTCTCTTCTGTATTGAGCGTTGCTCATCTGCTCGCATTGTTGCTTGCATATTCATTGTTTGCGTCTTTATTCCGATATTCGTTTATTGCAGGAAACAAGCGGAAAAGCGGGCGAATACACGCACAAAGCACAGGGGTGGGGGTGCGGCCCCCCCGCCACCCGTCAAGTAGAATGGATGGGATTAGCCCGTAGCCATCTGGTATAATCCAAAACATAGGCCCCCCTTTGACAAAAGGGATGCTAAACCGTTATATTATAAAGGTTTTACTTCTTTTTTGTGCGTGCTTTTTTCTTGTTGGCTTTTCTTTGCTCACTGAGAGCAATGGCAATAGCCTGTTTTTGAGACTTCACTACAGGTCCACCCTTACCGCTATGGAGTGTTCCAGTCTTCCACTCGTGCATAACCTTTGCTGTCTTTGATTTCTTGGTTGCCATTAGCAGTCCCACTTTCTCAATGCCAACGCCTTACGGGTTGGTCTTCCCTTGGAGTCTTTCATTGGTCCCGGCATGCCTCCCATTCGTGCACAGAAGGATTTGCGTCGTGCTGCTGACTTGGGTGATTTGGCTGCCTGTTTGGCTGATACGGGTGGTTTCAGGGTGCCACCTGTTTGTGCTTTGTATGAGGCACGTCCTTTGGCGTTGAGACCGCCTTTAGGGTTCTTGCCTTCCTTGCGTTGCCATGCTGCGGTTTTAGCCATGGCTAGACCTTTTTGCGGTGAGCCGAGTTTTTCATCTTTTTGCCGTTGGGCATAATGTGGTAGCCTTTACCTGCTTCTGCTTTTTCGTGCTTGCGCTTTGCTGCAGCACTCTTGTACTCACCTTTTTCTGAGTGTTTCTTTTTCATTGCCATGTGTTTACTCCTTGAACTGTGCTTGCATCCACCTCGCTTTTAGCGAGTGGATAGTCTTTGCCCTTCCCCCCCTATAGTCCCCCCCACCCGTTACATGTCTTACAGTGGTCGAAAGACTACTGTCAGTGGCGTAACAAAGTGCACTAATATCGATGAAACAAAACGAAGAACTCACACTCACAGCGCAACAACAAGAGTACCTTGACTGGTTGTGCACAGCCCCCAGCGAGCGTGTACCACCAAGCAAGCACAAAATGGCATTACACCTTGGAGTGAACGAGACAACCATCCGCCGATGGGAGAAAAAGGAAATCTTCCGCAACCAATGGAAGGAACAGGTTGACGAAGTTCAGGGGTCGCCTGAGCGCACTCAGCGACTCCTTGACACGTTGTATGCAAAGGCTCTTGATGGTGATACTAAATCGGCGCATTTGTATCTACAAGCAACTAATCGTATGGCTCCGCCTACTGTAACGGTTCAGTCTAATAAGAAAGCATCTGAACTTTCTGACGAAGAACTTGATTCGTTGATTGCTGCTGTTGCTGAGCGTGAAAAATCTAGTCGGAATCATTTGAAGGCTGTATGAACATGGTTGAATGCCCTGAGTGTGGAGAGGAGTACCCCCCTGTTGCTACTCATTGGATTTGCCCTGCTTGTGGTATTGATGATAATTCTCAGCCTAAGATGGCTGTTTTCCCATTGAAAGAGGACTAATGGCTGTACCTGCTAAACAAAACTTTTCTATAACCCGTGGCGATACAGAAACTGTGGTTGTAAATATTACATCCAATGGTTCTGCACCTATCGATATTACTGGTCGCACGTATCGTGCTCAGTTGCGTAGTGGTAAGGAATCTGCGGTTATTAGCGCATCATTTAGTTGTTCAATCACAAATGCGGCTCAAGGTCAGGTTACTTGTGTTCTGTCTGCTGTTTCTACTGCTGGTCTTACACCCGGAACTTATTATTGGGACTTTGAAGAGAATAACGCTGGTGTGATTACGACAATTATTGCTGGAACGGTTACTGTTCTTGCAGACGTGACCAGGTAAATGGCAACAAACTATTTCACCGTTTCGGTAAGTTCTGTTTCCGGCATAGTAAGTGCCGCTAATGAGCATATTTTTACAGTTATTCGTGGGGATACTGTCAACCTTGTTGACACATCCGCAATTATTACGGTTGTTGGTACGGGTACGGTTGGTCCAACTGGGGCTACGGGACCAACGGGTCCTCAGGGGCCAACTGGTTTAACTGGCGCTGTTGGACCTCAAGGTCCTATTGGTTTGACTGGTCCAACTGGACCACAAGGTATCCAAGGCATTCAGGGTGAAAGAGGTTTTACTGGAGATGTTGGCCCAGTAGGAGCAACGGGTCCAGTGGGACCAATTGGCTTAACTGGAGCCACTGGAACTGCAGCCACACTTAACGTTGGTACAACCACAACTGGTTCTGCTGGCTCTAGTGCATCAGTATCTAATAGCGGAACATCTAGTGCGGCAGTATTTGATTTTATTATCCCTAGAGGTGATACTGGTGCCACTGGGCCTACTGGTGCTACTGGACCTCAGGGTATACAGGGTATTCAAGGAAACGTTGGTCCACAAGGACCAACAGGGGCAACAGGTGCTACTGGACCTACTGGTCCTCAAGGACCGCAAGGTATTCAGGGTGTTGCTGGTGATACATACCAAACAACTAGCACTACGACGCTAACAATTGTTTCTACTGGAACAATTACATTGACTGTTGGAACTGGATTGTCATATTCGACAAACCAAACAATTCTGGTGTCATACAACATTAGCAACCACATGCATGCTGAAATTGACACATACAATTCAGCAACTGGTGTTATTGTTGCTCAAGTAACTGATTCTGATGGTTCTGGAACATATTCTCTGTGGGAAGTCAATCTCTCTGGTGCTGTGGGCGCACAAGGACCGCAAGGTCCAACTGGTTTGACAGGTGCTATTGGTCCAACTGGAGCGACAGGTGCAACTGGTCCTCAAGGACCGCAGGGTCCGCAAGGTATTCAAGGTGATACTGGTCCTACGGGAGCAACTGGTGCAACAGGTCCTGCTGGACCGGGTGTTGCAACTGGTGGTACGGCAGGTCAAATTTTATCCAAAGTTGACGGAACGAATTACAACACAATTTGGACAGATGCACCAGCAACTAACCCAATTACAAACGCAGGTTTTGCTGCGATTATTACAATGGACATAGGAGTATAAATGGCTATCGGTGACAGAAACGAATCACGTTTGGGCGGACCAATTCAACTTGGTACGACCACAACAACTATTGCTACTGCTGCAACTGGGTATGCGGAGATTATTAAGCAGGTTGTTATTTGTAACACGGACACAGTTGACCGTACGGTGACGTTAGCAATTGGTTCTGCTGCGACTGCAGCGAACCGTTTGTTCTCGAACCTACCAATTGGCGCTAACGACGTGATGATTTGGGATACTGCAATTGTGCTTGCCGCTGGTGAAACCTTGCAGGGGTTGTCTGATACGGCTTCTAAGGTAACGGTTACGGTAGTAGGTTGGGAGAAGCAAACAGCATAATGGGAATTTCTGTTGGATTAGGAGTACCTTCACAGGTTCCTGTTGGGGTGGTATCAGCGTTCGCTGGTGTTAATGCTCCTG